GACGTTCACAGTTAATGCAAAATATGATATTATGTTTGGTTCAAAAAATTCATATACACCCATGCGATATCATACAAATTACAGACAATTTATTTGTATTAATTCTGGTAAAATTCATGTTAAAATGACTCCATGGAAAAGTAGAAAATATTTGCATCCAGAAAACGACTACTACCATTATGAATTTCGTTCTCCAATTGACGTTTGGAATCCACAACCAAAATATTTAAATGAAATGGAAAAAATAAAATTTCTCGAGTTCGATGTTAATAAAGGATATGTGTTATATATACCACCATATTGGTTTTATAGTATAAAATATTCAAATGAACCAGATAATGCTATTATTGGTATAACATATAACTCAGCAATGAATTTTGTAGCAAATGTTCCAAATTATACAATGTACTTGTTAGAACAGCAAAATACTAAAAAAAAGGTAGTTAAAGTATTAAATATAGAACAAATGTCGGATAATTCTACGCAAGAAATGCCTTCACATAAAACAGAAAATAATACAGATGAAAATAAATTAGCTGAAAATACAATTGATACAAATATATAGTATTATAGTATATAATAAAATAAATAGAATAAAATGTGGAAATCAAAAGAACTATGGAATTTTATTTTATTGCCAGCTATCATATTATTAACACTTGACTCCATATACATATATGCGACATTAAACGAATTTAGATTACAAATAGCTGAAGTTCAACGCGTCGTATTACAAGTTAAGTATTTAGGTGCAATATTGTGTTATTTTTTCCTTATATTTGGATTATATTATTTCATTCTTAGAGAACATAAATCAGTTTTTGACGCAATGCTATTTGGGTTTGTAATTTACGGTGTATATGATACAACAACATACGCTCTATTAAAGAAATGGAAATTAAAACTAATGATTATGGATACATTATGGGGTGGTGTGCTAATGGGTTTAACTACGTGGTTAACTTATAAATTTTCTATAAAAAATTGAACAACCAATAATAAATAACATTAATAACTCATTTACACCTTTGCACATTTAAAACGCCCATTATAGATACATTTTCTTTGGGTTTTTGCGAGTTTTATTCTTTGCAATATATTTTTCTTTTCTATTATAAGCACCTTCTATGATGTTCTTATAATATTCTTTCGGTATTATTTCTATTGCCTTTGTTATGTTTTCTCTTAAATTCGCATATTTCAATCCGCTAAATTTTTGTAATTTTGATTTCAACATACTAAAATAATTTTCAATTGCATTGCTAAAATGTTGATACGGAACACTATATAACAATTTGTTATGCTTATTTACTAATTCACGTATAGTATCATTTTTATGTGCAGATGCATTGTCTAAAATGATAATTTTATTTTTGTATTTTTCTGTGATAAATTTCTGTAAAAATTCAACTAATCGTTCGGTATTTATACCACCTTTTTCATATAAATCCCATCCTTCTACACCATTTACGGAAATCGCAAATATCCCAGTATATTTCTTGAATACATCTTGTGATTGTGTTTTTATTACACAACGTTTCCCTCTTTGACTATAACAATGATTACGTTTCTGTAATGATTTTATACTTGTCTCGTCTATACAAATAATATCTTCTATTTTATATTTACTAATTTCCTTATAGAATTCATCTAATTTTTCATTGATATTTATTTCTTTACCCCATCTATGCGTAGGTTCATGTCGTATCCGCGTTAATTTCAAAGTTATATTGTTGTTATTTACAACTCTATTTAGATGAAACCTACTCAATGATAAAGATGGATATTTTCGTTTCAATAAAAACAACAAATCTTCCATGGTAATTGTTTTGTTTTTGTTGATTTCATCTTTGATAAACCGAATATGTTCTCTTTTTACTTTGTATGCAATAGGTGTTCTATTATTTCTTTCTAAATTACCTTTTTTCTTATATTGTTCAACCCATCTCATCAAACTACGACGAGAACATTCAAATACTTTACAAACTTCTTCTTGTGTATTATCTTCCACTAAATAATATTTAACTGCTTGTATTTTATAATCTTCGCTTTTGTGATGCGTCATATAAAATTATAACATAAAAAACTTAAAAATGTATTTATTATATATTTTAGTTATATATAATGAATTCTAACGACGAAGTAAGTGAATTGAAACAAAAAATAGAAAAAATGGAAAAATATGTTAATGAATTAGAAGAACATTTGAAAAAATATACAAATAGCAATAGGCATCTAAAATATTACGAAAACAACAAAGATGTTGTTAAAGAACGAACAAAAAATTATGTGGAAAAACTTAAAAATGAAAACCCCGATAAATTGAAAGAATGGCGACGAAATTATTATTTGAAAAAGAAAGAAAAAATAAAAACTCAACAACATATTAATGAATAGAACGAAATTTTTTTTGTAGAATTTTAATAGAATTATTTATTTTGTTCCAATCGTATTCCCACATAACAACTAAATTATAACCTAAATTTTTAATTTCTTGTTGGCGGTCTAATGTTTTTTGATATAATTCACCATAATTTTTACCAAAATAATTACAATCTATTGGATTGCAACATCTGGGGTCTCCATGATATATTGTTCCATGAAATTCATAAATAGTGTTTGTTTCCTTACAATAACCATCTGCTTTATATCTTGTATTTGGAATTGAATACTCACCAATGTTTTCTGCATGTTGTATTTTTATATTATAATTTTTTGATATGAAATCTAAATATGAAATAGATACTTTTGAAAATTTCCGTTTAGAACATTTTTGACAACCACACCCAGATAAATGATCACTGACAGTTTGTAAAAAATCCCCATGAATTTTACAATTTATAATTACTTTCATTTTACAATTTACATATTCTACTTTTGAATAGTCATAATTATCTCCATGTACTTTTTTTGATTTTTCTATGAATTCATCTTTACAACTTTTGTTTTTATTTATTATTATTAGATTTGCACATTGTTTACATCCACCAGATAGATGATTATGTGGTGTTTGTAAAAACTCTCCATGTTCTTTACAAATAATAATTACTTTTGTTTCATAACCTAAATATTCTACTTTTGAATAATCATATTTATCTCCATGATTTTCTTTCGCTTTTTCTATAAATTCTTGTTTAGTAAATCTATTTTTATTTGCAGTTATAATATCAGCGCATTTTTTACATCCATGATTAGTCAGATGATTGCCAGCTGTTTGTATAAATTCTCCGTGTTCTTTACATATAATAATTACATTTGTTAATGAGTTTATATATTTTACTTTTGAATAATCATATTTATCTCCATGTTTTTCTTTCGCTTTTTCTATAAATTCTTCTTTATTACTACTTCTCGCGTTCTTTTGTGAAATTATTCCACATAGTTTACAACCGCCTGTCAAATGCTTAGCAGGAGTTTGTAAAAATTCTCCGTGTTCTTTGCAATTAATAATTACTTTTGTTTTACAATCTACATATTCTACTTTTGAATAGTCATATTTATTTCCATGAACTTTTTTTGATTTTTTTATAAATTGCTCGGTATTTCCTTTTTGTAAATTGCTACTAATAATTCTTCCACATTTTATACAACCCATTCCCATTAAATGTAAATTTGTCTGTTGTAGGAATTCTCCATGAATATTACAAATAATAATTACTTTTGTTTCACAACCTAAATATTCTACTTTTGAATAATCATATCTATCTCCGTGTATTTTCTTTGCTTCTATTATAATTTCTTCATTTGTATATTTTTTATTTTCATAAGCACATTTTCTACAACCAGCGCCTTGTAAATGTTTTCCAGGTATTTGTTCAAATTCGTCGTGTGTTTTACATACAATAACTATTTTTGTTCTTGCATTTATATATACAACTTTTGAGTAATCATATCTATCTCCATGTATTTCTTTTGCGTCTAATATAAATTGTTCTGTTGTTTTCATTATTTGTATTTATTAATAAATATAAATACAAAAGATTTTATATCAATTTTTTATATAAAATTTATTAATTATAACATAAAATACTTAAAATTAAAATATTTAGGTATATTATAATGGGAAAGAAAAAGAAGGAAGATACGCCCATCAAAGAAAAAACAACACGGAAAGACGTTCAAGAAAGAAAAGAAACAAATAAAAACACAGAATTTACATGTGTAAAAACAAGTTTCAATAGTTTAGTAGAAAATAATTATTTGAATGGAGGAATACAAGAAATTGTATTGAATATCAATAAAATATGTTTTTTATCATATCAATTGTTAAACTATCATTTTACACGATTAATTCAAGAAAATAAACCACTTCCTGAAATTACACAGAATTTATTTTATCAAGCATGTTCTGCTGTTTCTGTTATGAAAGAACGCAAAGAAAAAATAGATACTACCGATGAATTATATATTAGTTTTTCACATTACAAAGACCATTTAGGAGAACTACCATTTCGTGATAGAATGGGTAATCTCATCAATAATTTAAACAAACAACAACTCACTATGACTGAAAACCATTTGAAATTGAATTTTTATAAACGATTTCATACGTATTTAGAAATAAAAACAGGAGAAACGCGAAAATCAGTTATTTATAAATGGTTGAAGGATATTTATGCGAATGAATACACTGGAAATAATTATTTTATAAAATCTATGCGTGAATGGTTAAAATATACACCTACCGAATTCAATATAAAAGCACATTCTTCTCACTTTGTAAAAATATATTACAAAATACTAAAAACATTTGAACAATACCCTAATTCTAAACATATTAGAACATTTAATTTATTACCTACTAAAAACTCATTTACTCTTTCTACGATAGAAATATGCAGTAGTTGTCTAAAAGATATTATAGGATATTTTACAAAAGAACCTCTACCTGATGATTTCAAAGACAATAAATTAGTATACTGGTATGAATTTTTCAAAATAGAAAAGTTTGAAACAAAACAAAGGAAATTTGCGAATACTATTTTTACAGATGGTAAAATCGCAGTTATTAGATTACGAAAACCAAAAGTAGAACTATTGAAATCAAAAGACATCAAAAAAATTAAATATGAACAATATGTCGGCATAGACCCTGGCGTAAGAAGTTTGCAAACATCGTGCAATGATGCTGGTAGAGTTTTAGAAACAACTACACCAAAATATAGACATGATTGCAAAATGAAATATGCATGTAGAAAACGTGAAATGTGGTATAAAGGATGGGAACATTATGAGATGTGGAGAAATATACCCAGTTTCAAAACAACTAATTTAGAAAAAATGTGTAAATATTTTGAATATGTATATCCAAATCTAAATACCATTTTCAAGTTTCATCTATATAAGAACTTTCGTGGTTTATCATTTCGTTCATATTGTCGTGGTAAAGCAACTATGCATAAACTATGTAAAACTATTGTTGAAAATAAGAAAACATTAGTCGGTTTCGGTGATTTTTCACAACAACATGGTTTAGTAAAGAAACACCCAACAGCACCTATTCAAAAATTTAAGCATGAATTAAGAAAATACTGCGATGTCATTGATATAGACGAATGGGGAACAAGTAAAACATGTAATTTATGTATGAAACCAATAGAATTATACAAAAATAAAGTAATAAGAAAGAAAAGGGATGGAACATATACCAAAGCAAGAATATGTCAAATCAATAGTGTAATCCGTTGTAAACTCAACGAGTGTAAATTATGCTGTATGGATAGAGATATTAATGCATCAAAAAACATTCTGTATTTACTGCAATTACAACAAGCAGGAAAAAAACGACCAGAATGTTTTAGTCCAAAGAATATGAACGACTATGATACTCCCTTATGGGAAGATAAGTATGTCGTGGCGTGAAATCCGCAATTACCGTTTGTTTATTTTTTAGCGTCTATAATGGGCGTTTTAAATGTGCAAAGGTGTAATAACTTAGACTTCTGATATACATATCAATTCTTGTCTATTTTTATTAAAATTTAAAACCCTGCAGGGATTCATAAATGAATAAGTTTTCTCTGAATAACCACCATTATTATTTTGACAATATGAACTTAATATTTTACCATCATTATCATATGATGAATCTTTGCAAAATGATTTAAAATTACCTAAAGTATTTAAAACTTCATTGGGAACTTCGCAATTTTCACAATTTTTTAATGTTACATTATCTGGATTTGTTTGTTCAAATTTTTCATTACTCATATTTAAAAAAAGTACTAATAAAACAATTAATACAACAATTATTAAAGTATTATTATCTTCAAACATTATTATATATTTACAGATATATTATTTTTAAAATAATTTAAATATTTTTTTAAGAAATAATAGCATAGTTTATGACATCATAAATTGTTTCAACAGATTTAATTGTAAATCCATTTTTGAAAAGTTCATTATTTCTTTCTTTAATTTTTTCAATATCTTTTTGATTTTCTTTTGGATATAAAACTAATTTTACTCCTGCTTTCTTTGCACCTTCCATTTTTTCTTCAAGACCACCTATAGCAGTTACATTACCTTGAAGATTAATTTCTCCTGTTAATGCAATATCATGTTTAATTTTTTTATTTGTAAACATAGAATATAATGCTAATGTTAATGCAGCACCTGCACTAGGACCATCTTTTGGTGTAGAACCATCAGGACAATGCAAGTGAAATCCTTTTGGTTTATCTTTCCATTGTTTTAAGAGTTCATCTTGTGTTTCACTAGATAATAAATTCCAAGCTAAACTACATGCAACTTGTGTACTTTCTTTAATTACTTGTTCCAAATGTCCGGTTGCTTTAATTTCTAATGGATTATTAGTTGGAATCCATAAAGTTTCAATAGGTAATACACCTCCAGTTCCTGATGTAGTTGCATATAGTCCATTTACAATACCCACTTTTGGTTCTTTGTTAATTTTATCATATTCAAATTCATGTTTATTTTTAAATAATGACTTAACATTATCTTCTGTAACATTATATGGGAAAACTATATTTTTGTTATCAATTTTAGTTTTTGTTAAGTTAGCAATATTTAATTCTCTAACTATATTATATAAAAGTGATTTTAGTTTTCTAACACCACCTTCATTAGTATATTTTTCAACCATAAATTTAATAATTTTTTCATTAAATATAATATCTTTATCTTTTAATCCTACTTCTTTTAAAATTTCAGGTAAAAGATAATTTATACCAATGTGAATTTTTTGATTAACTAATAAATATTTAGTTTCAACAGTAGTAATACGATCCATTAAAACTTTGTCTACTAATGAAGGGTTATTAAAAGAGAAAATCATTGTTGCTTTAGAAAGATCCAAATCAATGCCATGAAAATATTTATCTCTAAAATGACTATTTTGAACAGGATCAGTAAGATGAATTAATAAATTAGTTATTTCTTCACCTTTTGATGTTTGACTAATTTTATCTAATTCATCAAAATAAATAATAGGATTCATACATTTTGATGTAATTAATGCATTAGCAATTCTTCCATAAATTGATCCTTCATAAGTATATGAATGCCCTTCCAAAAATGATGAATCAGTTGCACCACCTAATGAAATGAAAACGAAAGGTCTATCCATTGCAGATGCAATACCTTCTTTAATTAACGTAGTTTTACCATTTCCTGGACATCCATAGATGCCAATCATAGTACCTTTTGATTTAGGATTTCTAAATTTTTGTCCCATAATTTGAACAATATGTCTTTTAGCCTCATCATGACCCCATACAGCTTTATCCATTGTTTTTTGAATAGTGTCTAAAAATGTTTTGATTTGTGCTGAAGTATATGACTTAATATCTGTTCCTTTATAAACTCCAAATGGAATAGTCATAACAGATTCAATCCAAGTTTTTAATTTTGTACTTTCACCTCTTGATGCAACAAGAGATAAATATTTCTTCAAGATATAATTTTTTTGACTAACTGGAATATTAAGCATAATAATTTTAAATAATAATGGTTGATCATTTGAATAATAATTATTAATTTCTTTTAACAATTTAAGATTTTTATCTTTATCTTTTCTTGTTAAAGTTGCAAAATAATCAAATAAAACTGAATTAGTATCTGTTGTTGAAGTTTTAATTAATTCTTTCATAAAATCTTTATTTTGTTCAGTATTTAATCCAGGTTTATTTAAAATTTTATTCATTCTTCTTTGATAAATATTCTTATCATCTTCATCATCTTCGTCATCGTCGTCATCATCATTATCGTCGTCATATTCTTCTTCATCTTCTTCATCTTCTTCATCTTCTTCATCTTTTTCATCATCATCTTCATCATAGTCTTCATCATGACAATCTTCTTTATTATCATAATCTTTTGAATTTGTACGTCTTCTTTTATTTTTTTTCTTTTCTTTGGACAAATTTTCTTCATTGGATAAAAATGAAGAAAATGATAAATTTTTATTTTTATTTTTTAATTTAAAAAATTCGTCAATTAGATCAATACATACTTTAATTTCAAGTTTTACTGCTTCCAAGGAAAGTTTTTTCATACCTTTTTTTTGAGGCATTTTATTAAATACCAAAATTAATTTTTTCATATTTTCACTAAAATTATTTAAAAAGTTATATAACTCTCTACCCTTGTATTCTTCACAAAATTGTTTAAGTTTTTTAATTGCAATCATTTTAAGTTCTGAAATAAATTGTTCAGAATCAAAAATAATACTACCTTTTCTTTTATTGTCAAAAAAGTCATTCATATCCATAATAATAGGAAATTGTATTAATCATATTAATATGCAATTTTTTTAAATAATAATAAATACATAAATATCTTAAAGAATTACACCAAATTCACTGAATTTTGGGACACTTTTAATACTTAGTTTTTATTTATATAATTTGATGCTTGTATAAATAAATAATTAAAATAATTTTTAAGATGCTCTTTTTTAATTTTATTTTTAATTACTTTATCAATTATTTCTTTTAATTCATCAAAGTTGTCAGGACTTTTATTTTTAACATAATTTTTTAATTGACTAAAAAAATTTTCTATTGGATTACAAGATGGATTATATGGAATTGTATATATTATTTCATTTTGTGAATCTGTAATATTATTAATAACATCTTTTGATTTATGAAATCTTGTATTATCTAAAATTAATAATTGATTCTTATATTTATTTTTAATATATTCATTATAAAAATTATTAAATTTTATGTTATCTATACCATGACCATCTTTTTGATATAATTTATAACCAATTACTTTACCATATTTTATTGCACAAATAAAATTAAATTTAACAAATGGATATTTATGAACTGTTTTATAGCAACGTTTACCTTTATCGCTTCTTCCTAAATTTCTTGTCATATTTAAGTAAAAACTAGTTTCATCAATTGAAATTAATTTTTTTCAATTATGGTTTTATAAAATTGTATTTTATCTTTTCTTAATGTTACTAATTTTTTTTCAGGATAATATTTTTTTCGCAGTTGTTTATATGTTATTTTCAATTTATTTTTTATTATATAAAATAAATAAGTCTTAGAAATTTTTACATTTAATTTTTTAATTATTTCTTTTTTTATTTTTGATAAAACTATAGTTGGATTTTTTTTAATTATTTCAGTTATAAAATTTAATATTTCATTAGTAATTATACTTTTTCTAGGTTTGTAATCTTTTCTACTTACATCTTTTGTTTCATAATATCTTTCTATCCATCTTTGTAATGAAGATTTACTACAATTTAATAATTCTGAAACTTGACGAACACTATTAAATTTTTTATATAATTTTATTGCTATTAATTTAAAATCAGCAGAATAACTCATTTTATTATAAAATAGAAAATTAAATATTATTATAGTATAATAATATTTAATTTGTTTTTATTTGATGTTTTTTTGTTTCAATATGTAATTCAAAAGAAGATTTAGAAAAACATCCAAAGTCACATTTACTACAGTAATATATGAATTGTTTTTCTCTTTCTTCTTTTGTTAGATGATTATTTAATTGATGTATCTTATAATTATTTTCATTTTTAGAAAAATATTCACATTTATCACATTTGAAAATAATATTTTTTTTGTCAGATCTAATCTTACGTTGTCCTGTAATATGTAAATTTGATTGTAAATGTCTATCAAAAGATAATTTCATATTAGTGTTATAAGAACATTTTTCACACTTAAATTTAAATTCGTTTTGTTCATTCATAATATTTATATTTAGAAATTATATTTTTAAATATATTTAGTAATTTATTTGTTTAATAATTGTACTATTCAAAATTATTATGTTCAAGTTTAATATGTTCTAATAAACAAGGATAATGTTTATCATTATCTAATTGATATACAATACTATTATGAATTAAATTTGCATATTCTTCACCAGTAAAATTATTTATTTTGTTAATTTTAACTAGTCCATCTAAAAATCCTTCTATTCCTAAAATAATCTTAAATGATATATCATCACACCAATCATTACATTTATTTTGGGTAAATTTTTGTAATTCATTAGATAATGATTCAATAATGTATAATCTTTGTCTTGATGTCAAACCTTGATAACTCATATGTTCATATTCAAATGTATCTTCATTAACACATTCAATAATAGTTTTTTTATATTATCATACATTTTGTTTCTTTTTAATACATATTCATCCACATTTGAAAAAATAACTTTATTTAATTCCATTAATTATATTGAAAAATATTTTTTAAATAGTTTAATAGAAATATTTAATTTAAAAATATTTATTTAATAAATTTATTTAAAGATTTAAATTCTCATACATATATATGCAGAATGTTATTCCTAAAAAACCTCCTGATAAATTGAGAACAAATAAATGTTCATTTAGTTCTATTATTAAAGATAATACTATTAAAAGTAAAATATTTGATGCTGTTATTAGAACTAATAAAATTGTTACCAATACATATCAGTTTTTACGTTTAGTTATTTTATATTTATATGATAGAAATAACAAAATTATTACCATTAATGAAGATTCTATTAAAATGGTATTTAAAGTTTTTATTAAAGATAGTTGTGGACCTAAACCAAAAGGGACTAATTTAGAATTTTATGACGAATTCATTAAATTCTATAATTCTAAATGTAAAAGACTAAATTTTGGAGATAAAATTGATGGTACTAATTTATCTCAAATACTAAATTATATGGCTACTGATATGTTAACTAATATTGAAAATAATATTAAAATTAATTTTATGTCTTATATTAAACGTTTTGTTAATTCTTCATTTAGGAAGGCTAATAATGAATTACTTGAAAATGCCGAACGTGGAACTAAAGTACAACTTAGAAAACAACTAAATAAAGATTTATACGAAATTAAAGAAGATTTAATAAATAATACTCTATTATCTAATGAAAAATATCATCAATGGATTAATCAACATAGACCTAAAGTATTTCCATCTGATTATATTGATTCATATGAATTTGACATTAAAAACACTCCTCAAAAATATATTAAATGTATGATTTATATGTGTCTTGAAATTGAAAAATTAGAAACTAAATCTTTTCAATTCTTTCCATTAAGAGTTAGTTGCATACCTAAATATATACCAATTGACACTAAGACAATTATTGAACTATTAGTTGATGACGTTACATTATTAGAATTAAATGTTAATGATAAAAATGTATTATTAAATGATATATTAAGTTATAAACATCAAATATGGAATCAATTTTTCAAACTAAATAATCCTATTTTTACACAAAAACATTATAGCTTTGATTATAGAATATCAACTGATTGTGTTGGTGTATCTGTTCAATTAATTCATAACGATTATATTGAAAAATCTAATCTACAAAAACTAAATATGAAAAATAAAAGAAATCAAATGAAAGAAGTATGTAAAAATATGTCTCAAGAAGAAAAAGAAAATTATAAATTAAAACTTAAAAATGATAAAAAACTTGAACAAGAAAAAATAAAATTAGAAAATAAGAAAATAAGAGACCAACAGAAAGAAGAATTTAAAAAATTATCAAAAGAAGATAAGACAAAAGTTAAAAAAGAAATAGAAGAAAATAAAAAATTACAAAATAATAATTATATAGAGTATCCTTACTTGGAAGAACTTAATGACAACCAATTAAATGAACTAAAAAATAATAACTGGATATGTTGTGATCCCGGTAAACGAGTTCTTTTATATTTAAAAGATAAAAATGGTAAACGATTAAGATATTCAAATAAAGAATATATAACAAACATTAAACGATTAAAATATAGAAGATTAATACAAAATTATAAAAATAGAAATAATATAAATCAAGTTGAAAATAAATTAAGTGAATTAAATTCAAAAACTTGCAATTATAAAAAATTCAAAAAATTTATTAAACTTAAAAATAAATTAAATGAAGACTTAACAGGAAAATATCAACGAGAAATATTTAGAAAGTATAAATGGTATAGCTATATAAATAAGAAGAAAACAGAAAGTAAAATAATAAATAAAATTAAGAAAACATTTAGTAAAGATTCAATATTAGTTATGGGTGATTGGTCAATTGGAAAACAAATGAGAAATTTTATATCAACTCCAAATTTAGGATTAAAAAAAAAATTAAATGAACATTTTAAAGTTTATAATTTAGATGAATTTAGAACATCATTATTAAACTGTAAAACAGAAAACAAATGTGAAAATTTATATTTATCTGATAAAAAAGATGTCATCCGTAAATTACATTCAGTTCTAACGTATCAAACGGAAAATAACCGAAGTGGATGTATAAATAGAGATGAGAATTCAGTAAATAACATGATAATGTTAGTAAATTATTATTTACAACATAAAGATCGTCCAGAAAAATTTAAACGTAGTTATAAATTTTCAGATGATAAGTCAATAAAAGATGACAACCCTAATAGTAATATTAGCGTCAAATGTCATCAAGCCTGAAAAGGTGCAATTACATTTTTTTTGCTAAAAAGTGTCCCATTTTTTAGTGAATTTGGTGTAATAAAAACTTTAAAAATAATTTTATAGTTTATATTATATGTATTATCAAGTAATATCTCCTTTTTACACACAAATTGAAGGTGACACTTTAGCAGAAGCAATTAAAATGTTTGTAAAAGTTAATTATAATAATCAAATTAGAAATATGATTATTGCAGATCAATCAAATAGATATAATGCATCAATAAATTATTATAGTAAAAATAATAAAAATAAAATTGGTATTGAAGTAAATAAAGATACTGGTTATGTAGGAAATAAAGATACAAGTTATACTGTATATCCAAATAATAATGTATTACAACCTATTTATAAAGAAAATGATAATGGTACTACATCAGAAATAGTAAGTATGGGGTTACCATTAAATTTGTCTCCAGTAAATTTACAACCAAACAATTCAATAAAAGTTTCTCCAATAATTACTGCACCCGGTTTAATAAGTACAACAAACAATGGTATTGTTGCTGGTATTAATGGTTCAGCTAATAGTAATATAATTTCAGCAAATAATAATATAATTTCAGCAAATAATAATATAATTTCAGCATTTCCTGGAATTAGTTATTTATCTAGACTTAATTAATTTTAACTTTATTTAATTTAGTAATTGCTTCATTTAATATTTTTGATGATAATATCATAACTGGTTTAATATTAACTGATGGTGTATCAATTATTGATATTTTATTTTGTGAAGTTATTTCTTTACTTTTATTTTCATTTTTTATATTGTCAAAAAAATCAATATCAAAATCTTCAACTTTTGGTGTATATTTAATTTGATAACATGATAAAGATAACCCATATGAATTTTTCTTTATCCAAACATAAGAAATATTAGTTATTATTTCTACTTCACCGTTTATTTTTAGGTCTCCAAGCGATGTATAATTTTGAGAACTAATTTTAACATTTTGTGAAATATTCATTTTTAGTGTTGTTAAATTATCTGATTTTTCTATTGAATTAACAAAAACACATTTATCACAATTTATATTAACTCTTATATGTTTTTCTATTTTTTTAATTAATTTAATAAATTTAAGAGTATTATCCCAAATTGGATATATTGGTAATTTGATTTGATTAAATTTTAAATTTTTATAAGAATAAATCAATCTTAAGGGAGGCACTTTTAAAAATAATTCCTTCGGTATATCATCATCTAAATAATAAATATACACTTTTGTTAATTCATCGTTTATTATAACTGGAGTTCCTAAAATTATTTTGTTAATGTCAAATTCAGTATTGATATCAATAATAAAATAACTCATATAATTATAAGTTAATTAATTTTTTATATAATAATATTTTTTTCTAATATTAATATAATTAATGGAAACAAAATATTATGGTTATTTTTTAAATATGATAATTTTTAGTTTTATTTCTATGACAGTTTTAAATTCAGCTTTTAAACAAGGTGGTTGTGATTTAATAAAATATATTTCTGATTTAATAAATAGCACTTTTAATTTATGTATTGATTTAGAAAAATCATTCTATATTTTAGCAGGTATTTTGATTATTTCAAAAATATTAAATAGAGATACATGGTTACCATTTTTAGGTGAAAATGTATTACCTTCATCACTTGTTCCAATTAAAAAAATAGAAGGTGATACACAAGTAAAAGTTATTGTAAAACCTAATGTTAAAGTTGCATATTGGGCAGCAAAACCTTCGTTTAATAAAAAAGATCCTGATGTTAAAACAGCATATGATGATTATTCTAATAGTGGTGTTGTAATGTCTGATAAAAATGGAATTGCTATTTTAACTTTAAATAAAGGCAGTGGTTATTATGTACCATCAGGAAAACATATAAATTCCCATGTACATTACAGAGAACTAACTGATGATTATGCAATGATGGGATCAATACAAACACATTATTTTTAATGAGTTTAATATAAAATATAAAATATCAAGTAATATTGATAAGAATAGGTTAGATTGATGCCATTGACTCTTATCAATTTTTTAAAATCAATTTTAAAATATAATCAATCTTCATCCCACAATAAAAGTTTTATTTTGGTGAATTGTAAGTTCTAATCCTTTTAAAGATAATACCTTTAAAATGAGATTTGATTTTTTTAATTATTTTATAAAAATTGAAAATAGAATATTTTTGTTATTGTATTTTCAATTTATGGCTCAAAATATAGATATGAATATATATGATAGACAAATGCGAACTTTTGGAATCGATGCTAGTAAAAAAATATGTAATAGTAGTGCTTGTATTATAGGTTTAAATGGAGGTTATGGAACAGAAGTCTCTAAAAATTTAGCACTTTGTGGTATTAAAACATTATTTTTATGCGATGAAAATAATGTTAATATTAATGACTTAAATACAGGTTATTTTTATTCTAATGATGATATTGGTAAACCATATTCACAAGTATTATCCAAAAAAATTAATGAATTAAATCCTAATGTAAAAACAGTTATAGTTAAAAAAGAAAGCGAATTAAAAGATGTTGATGTTATTATAGTAATTAATAAAGATTATAAAACAATATTAAAATATAGTACTTTTCAAGAGAAA